GCGGATCTTAAAGAATGCAATAGTGCAAGTATAAACAACCTGTGCAATAATTATTTCGATAAGGATTGCGGGGAAGCCGTAAAGCGTGGGCTTGCAAAATGTTGGCTTGAAAGTATGGAAGGCGGAAGGGAAAACGCAATAAAGGTGATGAACGGAAAAAAAGACATTTCAAAAATTGACTATGTTGTAATCACAAATGAAATGTTTAATAAATGGGTAGACCGATACGGACTATTGAAAAGCGAAGAAATCAATCAGACAACAAAAAAGCAATTGCTCGAAAAAATGCGTAAAGCTTTAGCCGAAAGCATTGACGAAGGCGAAGGCTTGGAAAGAACAAAAGAAAGATTACAGAAAGCAAGCCTTGAAGCTTTCAACGAACTTTCTGATGTGCGGGCTTATCTGATTGCCAGAACAGAAACAGGGGCTTCCGTAAATATGGGGCAGATGGCAACCTATGAAGCAACAGGCATTGAACAGAAGGAATGGATTGCAACCCTTGACGATAGAACAAGGGAAAGCCATATAATGATTGACGGAACTATTTTACCAATGAGTGAAACATTTGAAGTAGAAAATACAGAAGGCGGGGTTGACAATATGCTATACCCAAGCGACCCGAACGGATCCGCAGGAAACACTTGCAACTGCCGTTGTAGTTTGGCTCCCGTAATTTTCTAAAATGTGGTATAATAAATTAGGGGGAAGAATGAAAGAACCTATTTTGATATGCCCTGTTTGTGGAAACGAATATAAGGCGAGAATGCGAAGGGGAAAAAGGCAAATTACTTGCTCAAAAGAATGTATGTATAAAAGGTTGTACCCGAACGGCAATTTGGAATATTTTGCGAAAAAATACAACACCACAAAAGAAGGCTTTATGCAGATTATAGACAAAGAGCATAACGAAGGGAAACAGACTTTGAAAGCATTGTCGGAAAAATACGGAGTTGTAAGAAGGACTTTGAAAAGATGGTGTGATGAATACGGAATAAAAACCCGCACTATTTCAGAAGATAACTATAGGCGATATTCTGGAATGACAGAAGAACAGATAAAAGCACAAACAGAAAAAGCACACGAAGAAATAAGGGAGTTATTTCAAAATCCCGAATGGAAAGAAAAACAAATTAGAAAAGTACACGAAGCACAAAACTTCTGTATATCTGCACCCGAAAGGCTTTTTGAAAAACTTATGAATGAAAATGGCTATTACCCTATTTCTCAATATTCAGAAGGAATGGCGGGATTTATGATAGACTTTGCATTCCCCGAAATAAAATTAGCCATTGAAATAGACGGGGAATATTGGCATAGTTTACCTAATGCACAAAAGCGAGATAAACGCAAAAATTATTTCTTGGGTGTAAAAAAAGGGTGGGAAATTATACGAATTCCCGCAAAAGATTTTACAAATCATTCAGACCATTATATATGGGAAGTTATACAAACTATCGAAACATTAAAGGTGGCATAAAATGAAGAAAGGAATATTTCAGACAAAAGCAGAAGAACTTGAAGAAAGAACAGTTCGTTTCAAAATTAGTTCAGAAGTTGTGGATCGTGACGGAGATATTTTAATCGCCAAAGGTTGCGACTTTGAAAACTTCAAAAAGAATCCGCAGTTTTTGGGCTTTCACAATCAACACGATTACCCTTTAGGCATTCCGAAAAATTGGGGTGTAGAAGGGAAAAGTGTCTATTGTGATGTATATTTCCCGACAATACAGGAACTTTCGAGCAACCCTGCCGAAGCAAGCGAAAAAGCAAAACTTGTTGACTTTACATATCATTGTTATAAAACAGGAATGCTCAATGCTGTTTCGGTTGGCTTTATTGCAAAAGATATAGTGCCGAACAAAGAAACAGGCGGATTTATAATTAACGAATGGGAACTTCTGGAGTTTTCTGCCGTAGCTGTTCCCGCAAATCAAGAAGCAATCGCACAGGCGGTTAAATCTTTCGGGGAAGAAGGCAAAGACTTCGTTGACCCTATCGAAAGAATTAAGGCTTGCGAAAAGCAGATTGAAGAATGTAAGAAAACAATCAAGGAACAGACCGCAAGGCTTGAAAAGGCTTTTGAGCCAGAAGAAGAAGACGAAATCGAAATTGAAGAAGAAGAAGAAATAAACCTTGACGAAATAGAAATCGGGGAATAAACTTGAATTAAAGGCGGGGGAAGTACCCCTTGCGTTTATATAAATCGGAAGTACCGAAAAAAACATAAGGAGAAAAGAAATGAAAATTTCAGAACTTGAAACTCTGATTGACCAGAGAACAAAGAAAAGCATTGAAGAAGCAAAGGCTTCTATCAAGGCAGAAATGGGCGATGTAACAAATATCGCAGACGAAAAGAAGTTCAATGAAGCAGTAGAAAAAGCCGTAGGAAAGGCACTTGAAGAAAACAAGAAAGCACTTGAAGAAAACGGCAATATGCTTTTGAACTTTGAAAAGGCAAATGCCGAAAACTCTGTAAAGGGCTTGAAGAAAGAAACCCCGACAACAGTAGTTAACGAAATGATTGGTTCTTACCTTAAGGCAATGAACGAAAAGAACGCAATGAATGTAAAGCAGGTTACACCAGACGAAGCACTTGCTTCTGCTAAAAAGTTGTATCCAAATTCAAAAGCTTTGCACGCAGTTCTCGGACAGAAAACTTTGACTGTTTCAGTTCCTGCCGATGGTGGCTTTACTGTTCCACTCGCATTCTCTAGCGAATACATTGAAGCTTTGTATGCAAGAACAATTCTTGAAAAGCTCGGAATCCGTAAAGTTCCAATGCCAAAGGGCAATATTTCAATTCCAAAAATGACTGCTTCGGCAGGTGCATATTGGGTAGGTGAAGCACAGAAGATTCCAGATTCACAGGCTTCTTTCGGTGAAGTAAATCTTAAGGCAAAGAAACTTGCAAGCCTTTCGCCAATTTCAAATGACCTTCTGCGTTATAATTCAGTAGGCATTGATGGTTGGATTGCAAACGACCTTCGCCGTAAAGCAGAAATTGCCCTTGATGAAGCATTCTTGAACGGAACAGGAACAGCACATACTCCGCTCGGATTGAAAAATACTTCTGGAGTTCAGACTTGGACACCTGCAAGCGGAACAGCCCTTTCGCTTAAGACACCAACAGGAATGCTCGCAAAACTTAAGCAGGCAAATATTCCAATGGAAAACATCAAATGGCTTTTGAATCCTATCGGTGAATCTTGGCTTGAAGACCTTGCATTCTCTAGCGGTCCATTTGCTTTCCCTTCACTCGATAACGGAAAACTTAAGGGCTATGATGTAATTGAATCTTCAACAGTTGGCTATAACGGAACAGGCTCACCAATTACTGCCGACTTCTGGGTTGGTGATTGGTCAGAATTCCTTTGGGGTGTAGGTTATGACATTTCAGTTGAAATGAGCCGTGAAGGAACATTCGCAGACGGAAACGGAAACAACATTTCTGCATTCCAGAACGATTTGACACTTGTTCGCCTTATCACAGAACACGACTTCGCTTGCAAGCACCCAGAAGCATTCGTAAAGGCAAGCCTTTCACAGCCTTCTTAATGAATAGTTACGAAACAAGGGGCGGGGTAAAACCCGCCTTAAAAATTAAATAATGGGGGAAACCTAAAATGAGAAGTAAGTTATTGGATCAGTTCAAATATCAGAAAAATGCGGGAACAGCTTTTGACCGCACAGGCTTCAATTCTTGTATTGCTATTGCAATCGGTGGATCTTCTTCAACTGCTATCAAGTTGCAGACTTGCGACACTTCTGATGGTGTTTTTGAAGATGTAGCAACTTTGGTTGCAAGTACAGAAGCAGGCTCGGATTCTGATGTTGGTGTTGGAATCGACATTAGCGGTTGCAAAAAATACCTTAAGATTACAGGTGCAACAAAAGCTTCTGTTGTTCTTGGTGATGCAATCAAAGACCCTAACGCTTAAGGGGGAATCATTATGAGAAGCCAAGTAATCGATATGGTAGGTTATGCGGGCGATATTACAACCGCAAAAGACCGCATTGGTATTGATTCGGCTCTTGTAATGGTTAAAGGTGGCACAGAAGGAACTGCAATTAAAGTTGTTACTTGTGCCACTTCCAACGGCGATTTTGTTGACTATGCAACACTTGAAGCTAGTGGAAGTAGTGACCTTGTAAAAGGTTATTATGTAAACCTTAAGGGAGCAGATAAATACATTAAAGTTACAGGGGCAAAATTTGCAGATGTTGTTTTCGGCGATTGTAATTTTGACCCGAAAGGCATTGTTGCAACAGGCGAAGTTCCTGTTATAGCAGACCTTGACAACAACAAGACTGCAACAATAAATGTTTCAACCTACACAGAGCCTGTGGAAGTTACACCAACAGAAGGTAAAGACGGAATGAAGAAGGCAACAATCACACTTTCAAACATTCCAGAGCCTTCCGATATAGAAGCAGAAAAAGAAGTTACTGTCAATGTTACAGAATACACAGAGCCTATTGAAATCGAGCCGACAGAAGGCAAAGACGGAATGGCAAAAGTTATTTTGACTTTAACAGGACTTTAATTCGGGGGTAAATTAAATGTGGGAAAAGATTAAAGCATTTTTCAAAAATAAGATTGTCATAACAATAGAGTTCATACTCATTGGAATCTGTTGTGCAGGTCTTATAATTGCGGGAATTACTGTTGAAGAAATTGCAAAAGTGCCTGCTCTTGTTGCAGGTATTCTTGGAGCAATTTCCGCATTCATTCTTTATATTATAGGAATGACAAAAAAATAAGGAAGGCGAAAAAAATGATGTTATGCACTTTGGCTACATTAAAAACTTATCTCGGAATAACTGTTGCAACACAAGACGATTTATTAACTTTGTTAATTAAGGAAGTGTCGGCACAGATTGAAAATTATCTGGGTTACCCTTTAGCAAGGGCAAGCAATAGCGAAGTGCATAATGTCAACAACAACCAACTTTTGCTTCTTGATAAACAGCCTATACAATCTGTTTCAAGCGTAACAATCAACGACACAGAAATTGACGATTACAAGCTTATTCCGAAATATTCAAAAGGCGGGATTTTGTATCGTGGAATTGGTTGGTGCGGGGCTTATTATACAAGGGGTATGACCTACGATGCAGTTGCGGGGGTTTATGAAATTGAAGTTGATTATATAAGCGGTTATTATCTGCCGAACGATTTGGGCTATGTAGAAGGGGCAGAAGATAGTTTGCCGTATGATATAATGTCGGCTTGTCTGGTTGCCTGCTCTGAATTATACAATTTGAAATTGAACAAGGCAGAAGGAATAAAGAGTTATTCCGAAGGCGGTATTTCAACAACCTTTGGCGATAGCGGTAGTTTTGGAAGTATGGCAGATTGCGGGCTTTCTGCAAAAGTTAGCAGTATGCTTGTAGATTACAGAAGGCAGGCGGTTGCGTAATGGTACACTTTCCGAATGCGACAGTTACAGTTGCAAAGTTGACAGATTCAGTAAACGCAGAAGGGACACGGATAAAGACATTCGATTATACAACTGCACCGCTTGAAAGTTTCCGTGCTGATGTGCAACCGAACACCTTGACAAAAGAACAAATAGAACTTTACGGCATAAACGAAAGAACAGCAGAAACGAAAAAATGCTTTTTTGATAATGCAAGTTATATGAAAAGCGGAAATCGTTGCAAAGTAGTTTATGATGACGGGGTTGAAGAATATTATAATATTTGCCCCGAAAACAAATGGCGGATCCATAGCGAATGTTTGCTTGTACCTGTGGAGAATGAATAAATGCAAAATGTATCAGTTGAAGAATTTATGCAGATTCTCGCAGATAAAAAAGGCAGGGTTCAGACCGAAATGGAAAAAGCCCTTGCTCAATCTTGTGCTTTAATTCAAAGAGAAGCAATGGAAAGTATGCGGGACACGGCAATAGATTTTTCAAAGACCTATTACACACATAACAAGCAGATTGCACACCACCCTTCACAAGCATTCAATCCGCCTGCCGTTGATACAGGAACATTGAGAAGAAGCATAACTTATACAGTAAGCGGAACAAAGGGCGAAGTTGGAAGCACATTGAAAAACCCGCCTTATGGGGCTTATCTGGAATACGGAACAAGTAGAATGAAGCCAAGAACTTGGCTAAAACCTGCAACAGATAAGAACAGGGGCGAAATACAAAAGCTTTTAGTTAATGCAATGATTAAAGGGGTGAGCAAATGATAAATGCGAAATTGCTTTATAATACAATTTTGAACGATGCAAGAATTACTGCGGTTGCCCCTGTGGTATTGGATTCATACCCGAACAGTATAACGAAATTTCCTTGCGTTATCTTTTTAGACGATAGCCAAGCAGACAAAGAATTTGCAGACAATTTCCCTTTGGCTGATAGCATAGGGGTACAAATACATATTTTTACAAAGGCGGTTGCTAGTTATAAGACAACAACGGAAGTCGGGCTTGTAGTTGCAGAAGTTATGAAGGAAAATTATTTTATATGCACAAGCAACACAGAAGCCCCAGATATAGACGATAATATTCGTCATAGGGTTATGTATTTTAAGAGAGATATTTATTCTCTTTAAAATAAAATAAGCTTATTTCTTTTTTAAGGAGGAAATTAAAAATGAACGAAGCACCAAAAATCGGTTTGGACAATGTAGTAATTGCAAAAGTTCTTTCCGATAACGCAAGCGGAATTTCTTTTGGTGAAGTTATACCGCTTAAGGGAGCAGTCAATGCGACTGTAAACCCAAACTCTGATGTAGCAGTAGATTTTGCGGACAATGGCCCATTCTTCTCTGCTTCAAATCGTGGTAACACCGAACTCAATCTTGAATTGATTGATTGCGATGTTGATGTACTTGCAATGCTTCTTGGAATGAAGAAAACAAATGGTGTGACTGTTGAAACAGTTCTTGACCAAAGTCCAGATGTTGCCGTTGGCTTCCGTGTATGGCTTGCAGGAAAAGACGAAAGTGGAAACAACCGCTATCAATATTTCTGGTATGCAAAGGGAAAGTTCTCTGTCCCAGAAACAGGCGGTGAAACAAAAACTGATTCTATGAACTTCGGTCATATTTCTATGACAGCACAGTTTGTTCAGACACAGTTTGTTCCAACAGGACAGGAAGCAGGAACAATTTGTACTCACATTAGAACAGACGATCCAACCGTTCCTTCTTCTGTAAAGTCAAATTGGTTCAATGCACCTGTTGTTTCAGTTGCAAGCGATGATTCTGCTTTGACTGTAACAGCTTCTTATTCAAATAG